TAACAGAAAGATTTAAAAAAGGATATTCTGGAATGAGCGCCGCTTCTGACAGAATGATAGAAGATTTAGTAGAAAGAACTCCTGAAAGATTTGCTGATGGTATGACCAATGCATTAATGGAGGTGGCTAAAGGAACCAAATCTATTGGTGATGCATTTAAAGATATGGCTATTAATTTCGGACAAGAAATTATGCAAGCCGTTATGAGAGCAGCAATTGGTAAAATGGTTGGAAGTTCATTAACTAGTTTATTCGGTCAAACTGGAGGCTCTGTGACTTCTAGCAAAATTGGTCGCCAAACTGGTGGCGTAATACATGCGCAAAATGGTATGTATATCAGTGGTGGTCGTACTGGTGATAAAAATCCCGCAATGTTAGAAGATGGTGAATATGTATTAAATAGAGAAGCTGTAAAAGCTTTTGGTGGCGTTAATAACTTGGATAAAATGAATTATGACATGGCCCCAAGATTTGGTAAAAAGATGCAAGGTGGAGGATCAGTAGATTTGTTTGCAGAAATGGGTAACAATAAAAAAGGAGAATATGATTATACTGGCAATTTAATGAGCGGTTCAACTAACATTGGTAAAATAAATGAATCTGATTATACAGCATACGCATACGCTGAATCTGACTATTTCAAGAAAATGCGTGAAAAGTCAATTGCAGATGAACAAGAAAGAGTTCAAAAAAAGTTTGAGAAAGATCAAAAAAACGCTCAATTAATTAGTAGCATAGTTGGTGCTGTTGGAAGCATTGCTTTAGGTGTCGGATTGAGTGGTTTGTCTTCCGCCGCTACAGCCAGCAAAGGACTAGCGGCAGCATCAAAAGCTGGAGAAGTGTCTGTAAATACTGCGGCTTCGGCAACAACAAAAGCAGCATTTACAGAAGCGCAAAAAGCTGGAGGAAAAGCTTTTAGCGAATTCGCAAAAAATAATCCTGCTGATGTCTTAATTAAAGGACAATCTTTGAGTTCATTAAATATGATGAATCAATTTCAAAGTGGAGTGAATCCATTAAAAATATCTGGTGGATTTGGAAAATTCAATGGAAACGCGCAACTTACAAATGTTTTAAGTCAACAAGGATTTAGCGCGGCACAAAAAACGGCGGGTTCTGGGCTTTTTGGTAGTGTATTTTCAACTGGAATAAGTACGACTGGCGCAAACGTAAGAAGAGGAAGACAAACTGGTGGTTTAATAGGATTTAATAGTGGCGGATTTGTTCCTTATGGATCAAGATTATCAGATACTATTCCAGCTTTATTAACTGGCGGCGAATATGTAATGAATAATGCGGCAGTTAGAAAATATGGATTGGGCGAAATGAATGCCATGAATGCTGGCGCAGTATCTAATAATAGCAATTCGAACGCTACAAATACAAATAACAACACTAATAACAACGCTACAAATATTTCTATCAACATTGATAGATCTGGTAAAGCTACTTATGGTTCTGATACAAGTAGTTATGAAAAGAATGACATTGCATTCTCTAAACAAATGGCAAAGCGTGTTGCTGATATAGCTAAAGGCGTAATTTCAGACGAAACAAGATACGGTGGGAAAATAAATCAAAGATAATTAAAACATGAAAGGCGCGATTACAAATTATGAAAATACACTATTCATGGATGGTGTTGCTTTATCTGGGGTTGTATCTTTTGATGGATCTTATAATGTAGAAACTGTACCTATTAATGTTATAGGAAAAGGATTTTGCAAACAAGTGGTTTCGCAAGTTCCATCAGCTTCGGTTTCTATAACAAGATATCTTGTTAATAATGATCCTGTATTTGGTTTAACTGGAGATAGAGATAATTATACAGCTTCATTTATAAATGGAGGTTTAACATATCAAGGTAAAAATTTTGGTTTTACAAATGGTTATTTATCTTCTTTTGGAATATCATGTAGTGTTGGAGAAGTGCCTCAAATACAATCTTCTTTTCAGATATTTGGAAACATGGGTCCATCTATTGATCCATCTGGAAATAATATATCTTCAGCAGCATTTGTGCCGCAAGTTAAAAATATATCAGTAACATGTAATAATTCTAGTACTAACAGAGTAAAAGATTTTAGTATTGATTTTACTTGTAAGAAAAATGCTATTTATGGATTAAGCGCTTCAAATGCTCAATATCCTATTGAAGTTCAAAATATTTTTCCAATAGAAGTCGGCGGATCTTTTACATTAGAAGTGGACGATTATCAAACTAAAAATATATTTGATATTCTAAGTTCTGAAAGTTTAAATAGTTTTATTATAGATGTTAGAGGTACTGTATTGATTGATCAATTTTTAGTTACTTTTGACGACTTAGAATTAGTAACTAGTGATACTAATGAATCTTTTGATGTATATAGAAAATTAGAAGATTCTGTACCAATCTTTAATTTTAACACTTCTAACGCTATAATAATAGCCGAGCAAATTAATTCGACAGCAGATGACTTATTGAGTGTAAAACTATCGTATAGAACATATTTAAATAACTAATATGGGAACAAAATTTACAGACTTATCAGCAATAACAAGTTCGACAATAACAGATAATTTTGTTTTTGCTGTCGCCACAACAACAGAAACAGATCAATTGTCATTGAATGAGCTTCAAAAGTCATTTACTGGATTAACCGCTAGAACGACAAATGGTATAAAAATAGTAGGAAAAACTAAACCAAGTGGTCTTTTTGTTAGTGACAATGGATTAGTGGGAGTAGATAACAACTCTCCAGACGTAGCATTAGAAGTAGGCGATTCTTTTCTTTCTACAAATGTGGCTCAAGTAAGAGTAACCGCTGGTTCATCTTCAAGACAAGCGTCTTATTCTTTAAAAGACACTAGCGTTTTATGGAAGTTTACTAAAAAAGCTAGTGATACAGATTTTTATATTGAAGCTTCTCAAGATGGCGGAACTACAACTACTGGAGTTTTTAATATAGATGTAAGCGGTAATGTTGGTATCTTTAATGGTTCAACAGCTTTATCTAATAAGTTTTATGTTTCTGGGGGAACTATAAAATTCGAAAGCGGAGTTTCTGGTTTTCTTTTTGATCCTTCAACAGCAGAAATAAAGACTTCTTCTGCTAACGATATTTTTTATATAAACAAAACAAATAATGATGATGTTGTTTTAGGTAATAATGTTTTATATGTAGATAATAACATATCAACTCCTTTTGTTGGAATTAATAATGTTATTCCTGCTTATCCTTTGGATGTAAAAGGTGCTGGTCAGTTAGGGAGATATGGAAATAATACAACAGCAACTACTAGTTTATCTTTTGAAAATACCGCAAGAACTGGATATATAGGAGTATATAATACAAATTTTCAAATAGGTCCAACAAATTCTTTGTCTACAAACAATTTAGTTTATGATTTAGCTAATAGAAGATTAGGATTAGGAGTTACAACACCAATTGCAAAAATCCATGCAGTTGCTACAGTTGCCGAATCTAGTATTTTTGAATGTTCAAATACTGAAACTTGTAAAAGTACTATTTTAAACAGTTATGCAAGTGGTCCAGCTAAAACTGCATTTCAATCATTTGCCACTGGAACAGCTACCAGTCAAATAACAAAATGGTCAATCGGTTTATTAAATAGCATTAGTCCAGCGTTTGATAGTGTTTTTGCTTTTTCATTAGGCGGTAGTTTAAGTGCGTCTGCTATAAAAGCTTATTTAAATGTTGATGGAGATTTGGATATAAAAGGAGGAATAACCACAAGCGGAAATTATACTAAAGGAAAATTTGTTCAAGTTTTTAAGACTAGATTGACAGGAAACAATATTTATTTCGATCCATTTTCTGAATCTTCAAGTTCAAGCCCTAGTGGTCATGATTCAGTTTTATGCCCATTTGGAATAACTCCTTACGCTGGCAGAATAGAAAAAATTCAAATAATAAGTTCAGATAACATTAGCTCATATGGTGATGCTAGATTTGAAATAGCGGCTGTAACTCCAGTGTCTAATACTCCTGTAGGAGTTACAGGTCAAACTACATTTTTACCATGTTCTGCTAGCGCTACAATAAGTGGTGCAATAGGACATTTAGAAATAGCGTCTATAAGTAGAAATCAACTGTTAACTTTAAGTAGAACTCAATTTACAAATACAACAGCTTTTGCATCTGGGCAATTACTTCAATACAGAATATGTCAATATACTGATGCCGCTAATCCAGGTCAAACAACAGCTAAGAATTTTACAGTTATGTCAACCGTTTCTTTTACAGTGACATGATATGGCTAAATTCATAAACTATCAAAATCTTGATTTTAAATTAAATTCTCAGAATTTTTATGCTAATAAAATAAGTTTATCAATTAACGCTTCTGTTGATCCTGTATTGGTAAGTGATGGCAGTTTACTCGACTACGCTCCGCAGGGATCATTAGTAGGATCTTTATCTGCTGATTTTTATTTGACTGGCGCTTTACCAAATTTTTTAGATATTACAGGGACAAATTCTAGTCAGATAACAGGTCTATTTGGCGGCGTTCAAATAGATAATTTATACTCCAAATCTTTAAGCTTTTCAGTAGAACCGTTTCAACCAATTATATTATCAGTTGAATTTGATTGGTATGGTCGCTTGTCAATACAAAATATAGAAGAACAAAAAGTTTCAGAAAGACAAAACAAACAAGTTCCTCAGTATGTTGCTAATGCTTATAGATCATCTATGACCAATACTGATTTAGATGGTGTTGAAAGTATAGTGAATTTTTCTTATAATTCTAGCTGTGATAGGCCAGCATTTTTTAAAGTTGATGAAGTTATTCCTTTTAGAGTAGCTAAATTAAATAAAAAAGCTGAAATAAGTTTATCTTCTAATAGTTTGGGCGATTCTATAGATATAGATGGAAAAATGGTAACAACAACTTTAACTTTAAAAGATTTATACAATACTACTTTGCAGACTTTTTATGTTAGCGGCGTAATGAATAATCAAAAATATGAAATAAGTGAAGGCAATTATTTATTGACTTCTGCTAATATTTATCAACAAGTTACTGAAGTAAAGACTTTAATATAATATGAGTTATTTAATATCAGGTTTAAATATAAAAAATATATCTGAGTATGATAGTTCATCTTTATATTCTAAATTTAATATAATCGATTATCAGTTAAATACAGGTATTTCTGTAATGCCTAATTATACGGGTTTTGGAATAACTGGTTTAACTACTTGGTTCAACAATGATAGCTTAAATAATTTTTTAACTGATACTAGTTTTAGAGTTACAGGTTGGTTGAATAATGTATCTGGAAGTGGAAATTTATTTACTACAACTTCTGATGTTAATAATCGTGGAAGAGTCGATTTTAACGAATCTTATATTACATTATCTGACTCACAAGTTTTAAGCGGTTCTGGTTTTAATTCAGATTCTAGAGTTTTATTATTAGCTTTTGAAGTTTTGACTCCATCGAATATCACTGAACAAACAATTTGCAAATTTGGAACAGGGGATAATTATGGATTATTAAAAGTAAATGGTAAGGACGAATTATTTTCAGCGAAATTTATATTAGATAATCAACAGTTCGATGCTATTTCTAGCATTTACGATGACAAGAATATTGTAACTTTGATTCAAAACTCTTCAGCTAACACTATAAAAATTAGACAAAATGGATATGAATTAGGAACATATTCGTCTTTTAATGATTATTGGAAATCCGGTGAATTAACTTTAGGATTAAATCCTAACAATGTTGGCGTAAGATATCATGAAATAATTCATTTCACTGGCTCTTTAAATACTTCTCAAATAGATCAATATGAAAAATATTTATTTGAAAAGTATTTTAAAAACGAAGGTTTGTATTTTGCAAAAAATAATGTTCCAACTGGGTCTGATTATTCACCAATAACATATACTGGAAATAGTTATTGGACAAGAAACATAAATGATTTATTTTTTCTTTCTTATGGAAGTTCGGCTTCTTTTTCAGCAAAATTGTCTCCTTTAACATTTGGCGATGGATACAAGACAAATGTAACTAATGGGATAAATACATTAAGTTCTAAATTTAATATTATTTATGATGGATTGACAGATTTGCAAGCAAAAACTTTAATAACTTATTTTGAAAATACTCCACAATCAAAAAATAAAAGTGATTATGAAGGTTTTAAAGGAGTCAATTTAGATTTATTCACTCCTTACAAACAAGATTGCGAAACTTACTTTTTAAATATAAATCATTCTACTCCTTACAATGATATTAATAAAATTAATATAGAAGCGGAATCGTTTTATGAAAGTTGTTTAAATTATAAAGGGATGTATGTTTTGTTGGACGAGAAGAGTGTAAAAACATATACCGATACTATATTCGAATTTGCTTATAATGATGTGTTTTATTATCCATCAACAAATTTTTCTCAAAGAGGGTATTATTTTTACACTGGACAAGCTAAAGGTGTGGCTCAAGGTTCCACTGGTCCTTTATCCCCTCAAAACAGTCCAACAGGAGTAAGTACTTATTTTACTAGAGATTTTTATTTTAAACAAGATATTGATTACGATATTCAAGAAAACATAAGAATTAAATCAGTAGATTTTAAAAACTCTACAAAAGAGTATAGAAAAGATGGAGAGTATCCTAACATTTTTGAATTTGAAGTTAAATTAACAAAACGATCAAATAAAGAAGCTTTAGCGATTTTAAAATTTTTAGATGATAAAGCGGGATTTAAAATTTTTAATTATACTTTACCTCAACCGTATAATAAAATAATTCAAGTTTACTGTCCTGAATGGAATCATACTTATCAATTTTATGATAATAATAGTATAAATGCAAAATTTATTCAGTTTAATAATAAATTCTCAGCATCAACAATTTTTAATTCATTAATAACTTTTACTTCATGAGTACATATTTAACAGGCGTAAGCTTAGGACAAGTACCAACTGGATTCGGTGGTTATACTGGAGTAATTATTCAAAATAGTGGTAATTTTCCAGTTCAGTATACGATAAATATATCTAATACTACTTTTGATGCTTCTGTAACTCCTACGACAGCCGCAGGTGGTTTGCTATATGATACTATATTTATATCTGACTCTTTAGATTATTTAGATCCAAATCAAAAACAAATAACAAAAATAATAAATTGTAATCAATCAGGATCTTTTTATATATTACATAGTCCATTTAGAACTTTTAATTTATCTACAGATAGATCGCAAGGACAAGAATATGCTGCTGTAACAATTGGTTCGCAATCGAATATTGGCGACTCAGATAGTAATTTAACTATCAATGTTACTGGAAATAGAATAACAGGATTTCCTATTCCTAAAAAATTGGGCAAATTTTATGCTGTAAAAAACTATTCAAAAATAGATGCAAGTCCAAGTTTAGTTTTTTATTGGTCTTGTATTAATAATTTAGATTATTATACAGGGTTTAAGTTAGAATTGTCTACTGATTCATCTTTCACTTCACCTATTATTAATTATGAATATGTAAACCAAAATGCAGATGGTCCGTTTCCTTTATATGGAGCTTATGATGGTTTTAAGAATGAAAATCATTCAGTTACAAAAACAAACTTATCTTTTAATCAAAATTATTACGCTAGAATTCAAGCGGTTAATGTTACTGGTGGAACTGGGGAGTATACTTATGCTACTGGTTATGATTATGATTATCCTATATTAGATGATGCTACATATAGTGGAAATCATGCGAGTCCAGGTGAAAATTTAAAAATAACTCCAACTATATTATATTTAAATTATTTATCTAATGCTGAAAGTGATTTTGATTTATTTGAATCTCTTTACAAACTGAATGGAGATTCAGCAGATTTTAGAAAATATTCTGGAATAAATGTAAAATTTTCTCCAAGTGATAACTCAATTGGTAATGCAATATATAAATCTTCTGTTGTTTCTAAAGGAGCTATTAATTTTATACCCAGAAGCGATATACAAATGGCTTTTAACACAGGAGTTGGTGGTATATTTAGATTAGAATTAGAATTTGAAAATGTTAATTTATATGGTTATGGCGGTGAAGGGGTTAAGGTAAGGGGTGATGGAGATTTTTCAGCGGCAACAAATGGTGGTCCAATATTTAAATTTGATGATGTAAAATACAATGATACATCTGATAGTTTAAACACAAGAACTATGCAGTATTATGTATATAAAGATTTAGATAGCCTTTTTTATGCGGGTATTGGTGGTGGACAAGGTTTGTTAATAACCGACGAAACTAATAAAGGTTTTTCAATACCAATAAATGGATCAGAAATAAAAACAATAAACCACATTAACTTAAAAAATCCATAATATGGGACAATACAAAATAGGAACTATTAATTACCTGTCTGAAGATAAGGCTGTTATATATGATAATAATATAACTACTGCTATAAATATATATAAAGTTGATCCTGCTTCCAAACCAGTCAACGATTCTGTATCTAGTTCGCAGACCGCTACTCTAGTACCATCAGTAGATTCAACGACTATAAACGCAAATGGACAAACCGTAACTCCTTTTTCTCAAGGGGTAAGCGTTAATGGTGTTGGGTCAAATGCAGACTCTGGAAAATTAACATCTATAGCGTCAAGTACATTACCAAATATATACTTTAATATAAGAAAAAATTCATTTGATAGCAAAAGTTTATATTTTAGATTTAAAACAAGCGATATATCCAGTTCAGCGGGCGCACAAACAAATACTTGGGCATCAGATACTAATATATTATCTGGTTTGTCGTTAACTGGAGATGCTAACTGTTTAACAGTTACACAAGCTTATGGTCAAAAATTTTACGAATTAGCTTCAACAAAAAGTATTGGTATATCTAATTTTTCTTTTAATGTGCCAAAAAATCCAAGTTATGCTTTTTTAGTTTATGCTTTAGCTAACGCAAGTACAACAAGCGCTTTGTTTTCAGGCTCTAATCAAGTTCACAAATTTCAAGCGACTTCAGATAGTGGTGCAATAATATATAATAATAGTTATAAAGCACATAATATATCAACTGATCGAGATCAGTTTTATAGTGTTTTTTCACTATCTCCTTTATTGTCTTCACAATTTATTTCTGAATATCAACAGGCAAATGGCTTAGATACAGTAAATATAAATAACCGTTATTTTCCTGGCGATTTTAATATTTTTCAAACTACCGCTCGCGTTATAACAGAATCTGGAAGAAATAATTCCAATCCGCCGCCTGAATTTATTTCTAATAAATTTTTTAATTTATGCAATACGCCTAATTCTTTAGCATCTCCAACATCAACAAACACTCCATTTATAATTAATCAAGGTTCGGATATACCTTTAAATACTTTTTCTTTATTTTTTGTCGAAATGTATAGTTATTTAGAATTGCCGTCTTCAAATCAACAAAATGCTGCTTATAATATTTTAAATGTAATTACTAAAGTAAATGGTTTAATATCTTATACGGCAAAAATATTAATAAAACCAGATATAAATTATTCTAATAATATAAATTGCAACATTTCAATTGGAAATAATCCAGGTTCTGGTGGAGTAAAAATGTTTTTGTTTGATTATTTATATGGAACTTCAAGAGATGTTTCTTCAATGACTCAAGATAGAAATCTTATTTTAGAATCGTTAGGTTATGATAATAGAAAAGTTTTATTAAAAAGTTCAAGCGATTTACAAATGACTAACGCAAATACATCTTTACGATTTCCAGCAAATCTATCGCATCCTTTTTTGAACATGTATTTTAGTTAATAGTGTAAATTTATTTTTAATTCTTTATTATATTAAAATGTCAAATTTATTTTTATTGGATAATACGAGTGTTTTAGATCTTTTTGAAATAAAGCTAAATGATTTTGATGGATATTTTAGGTTTCATGGATCTAAAAATTTGAAATCAAATATAATTTTTAAACAAAAAGAGTACATTTTTATTCCTTGCGAGATATCTAATTTAGAATACTCTTCAGAAGCGAAGCAAAATAGACCTACTTTATCTATAGCAAATGTAAATAATTATATCAGTAATTTGATAAAAGACAGAAAAGATCTTATAGGTAAGCGTTTTTATAGAAAAAAAATACTAACAAAAGATCTAGATGATATTAATTTTGGCGGATCTAATAAAAACACTTTAGGAACTTCTTCTTTTTCATCTTTTATATCTGTTGATACGTTTGTTATTCAGAAAAAGAATTCTGAAAATAAAGATAAAGTAGAATTTCAATTAGCTAATATTTTGGATTTGGATGGTCAAACAGTTCCATCAAGAAAAGTTTATAATGATATTTGTCAATGGCAATATAGAGGATATGGATGTAATTATGGAAAATTATCTGATTACGATGGTCCAACAATACCAGTCAAAATAACAAATTTTGCCACTCTCGCTTCTGTAATAAGCGCATCTTCTAATGATTTACTTACTACAAATTTATCGTTATGGTTAAATAATACTACTGGAAAAACGTATGGTTCTACTACTACTGAGGTGGCAGCATCTTCTGGGAAAAAATATTTATTTCAAAAATTAACGGCTTGGGCAGACAGTTCGACTACTATAAATACTAGCGGAACTGCTAAAACTATAACTCTGACGGGTAATTTAAAAAAATTTACAAATTCAGGAAGATTAAATAATCAAGAAGGAGCATTCTTATTAGCTGAAGATTCGTTGTTAATTGATTCTTTATTTTTTGGATCTGGTAATGACTTGACTATTTTTTACGTTTCCGAAACCACTAATAAAAGATTCGATACGGCTAGAAAAGGTGCGCCGAATGGTGGATATATAGCTAGAGGGTTAGCTTCAAGCACGGAAGCTTCAAATAAAAATTTTTTACTTGGTTATGATAAAGGTTGGGCTGATATAGTTTATCCGTCTAATACATTCAAAGAAGATAAAAAAATTTGGGGATATTATGATTTATCTCCAAAAATATACGGATATACTCATAAAAGCGGAGAAAAAAATGCATTGTATAAAAATGGAACACAGTTATTTTCAAAAAATATTTCATCAGAACTGGATTCATTAAAATTAAGTTTTAATATATTAGGTGAATCAAGAAGTGATATTGTTGTTTATGAAGTAATTGTTTTTAATAAAAAATTAAACGACGCTGCAATAAAATCTGTTTTTTCATATCTATCTATTAAGTATAATATACAAATATCTAATTATTACCAAAATCTTGAAACTATTAAAGGGTCAACAATTTTCAGTCAATCAGCTTTTACTCAAGAAGGAAATTTAGGAGTTGCAGTTGCAGATGAAAATAATAAGCTATTTTTAAAATACCCAGATAATATTTATTCTAATTTTGAATCTTATGGTTTAACCAGTTTAAGTTATAAAGGCGATTACAATAGTAATACAGTTTATTCACAAGGAGATTTTGTAAAAATAGATGAAGAAATTGATTTCGATTTTAATGAAACAGTAATTCAAAAAAATTCTATTTTGCCTTCTCGTTTTTTTGTTTGTTTAAGTAATGAGGGAGTATCAGCTAAACATCCTATGGATTATACTAATATATGGAAAGAGGACAAATGTTCTAGAAATTTAAATGGTTGTTCTTTGAGATTTAATGATATTAAAAATATTCCTTTTGGTTCGTTTCCTGGAACTTTAAGTTATGATTATAAATTACCAGGATCTTAATAAAAATCTTTTAGAAGAACTAAGAAAAGAAAGTTTATCTTCAGATGATGAAATCTGCGGTTTTTTATTAAAAAAAAATAATGATTATTATTTTAAAAAAATGGTTAATGTTCATCCAAATCCTAAAAGTTTTTTCCTTATATCTCCAAAAGAAAGCGATTATTCTGATGGATGTATCGTTTTTCATAGTCATCCAGAGCATGTAAAAGAAAAAGGATTTTCTAAATGGGACTTAGAAAATCAAAAATATTTTTATTTGCCTATGCTTTTATACAGTGTAAATAATGATGAGTTTTATTACAAAAACATATGATAAACATAATTTTAGAAGGCGTATTGGGAAAAACTCTAGGAAATTCATGGAGTTTAAATGTGAATTCTGTTTTAGAAGTTTTTGAAGCTATAGAGGCTAACACAAATAGAATAACAAAATTTTATAAAGATTTAGAAAAGACAATGACGCATTTTGTTGTTTATATAGATGATAAAATTATGCCCCACCATTTATTAAATAGTAAAATTTTAAATTCTGGATCTACAGTAAAAATACTTCCTATTATACAAGGATCTGAGCCAACTACTATGATAATAATTGGATTAACTTTAATAGCTTTATCAATAGTTTTGTCAATCGTATTAAGCCCAAAACAACCTAAAGACGTAAAAACAAACTCAACAATCATTGGTGGAATAAGAAATATTTTGAATAGAAATATAGCTGTACCTATTGGTTATGGAAGGTTGAGAATAGGAAGTGCAGTTATTTCTAATGATATTGCAATTTCCGCTGCCCAAGGAACGGTTTACACTTCTGGTGGTGGAAATAATTATACTGGTTATGGTGGAGGTGGTAATATTCAAATAGTTACAAAATTGAATTAATAAAACATTATGTTTATAAACAATACTATTCCATCAAATCTAACTCTAAGTGAAATAAAAGACAATAAGTTAGAAACAGATGAGAGGCTGATAACTACAGATTTAATTTGCGAAGGAACAATTGAAGGCTTAGTTGATAAAGATGGTAATCTTTTGAAATACGTATCTGTAAATAATTCTTCCGTTGATTCAGATTTGTGTTTAGGAAAAGGCGTTTATTATAATGATGTTCCTTTGATTGATAGCAAATTAAATAAATTAAACTTTGTAAATCTTGGTTTTAATATATCTTATGGAGAAGAGGTCAGTCGCCCTCTTGGTGAATTTCCTTCAACAATATACAGGTATAATCAAAAAATATATTTAAATGAATCTGATTATACAATAAATAATTCGTTAATATCTACCGCTAAGTCTAAAGTTTTTTCTTTTCAAGATGTAGATGGTGTATCTGTTTTAAAATACGATTCAAAATCAACTACAACAGTTCCACCTGTTGTTGGCGATTTATCTGAGTTAAAAAAACGTTTAGATGAAGCTAAAAATAATTGTCAAGAATTCACTCATAAAATACAAAATAAATATGCTGATTTAATTTCTGTTCAAGTCAAAATAGATCAATTGTTTAATACTGATAGAAAAGGAAGTACTGAGTCTTCATCATTAGTTTATGTTATTGAATTTAGCGAAGATAATTCTGCTGATAGATATTTTACAATTTGTTCAGTCGTAGGAGTGTCTAAATCTGGTTATGTTAATGAAGTGTTTTTTGAATTAAATCTCAACAATCAAAAACAAAATTCTTATTATATAAAAGTTTATGCGTTAAGTAGAAAAATACAGCCAGACGATCCTAAAACATTTAAAGAACTTTCTGTTTCATCGATAATAGAGAAAGTTACAACTAGAGGATCTTTTAATTATCCTTTTTCGGCTTTAGTAAAATCTTCGGTTAGTTCAAGACATTTTCAGTCTGATCCTAATAGAACATTTGATATGAAGATGCTGAAGATAAAAGTTCCACAAAACTACGATCCAGAAGCTAGAGAATATGTTGATAATTGGAATGGAAATTACGATGGTTTTTTAAGATGGACTGATAATCCTGCGTGGATCTATTATGATTTATGTACTAATTCTAGATATGGAATTGGCAATGGTAAGATTTTTGAAAAAGATCTTAATAAGTGGGAGCTTTATAAAATATCTAAATATTGCGATGAATTAATTAAATCTAATGAGCCTACAACATGTCCTGAATTTTCTTTTTATAGAAAGGATGCCGATGACAAAAATTGTATATTTATTGCAAAAACAGATGCAATGTCATTGTCAGATTTTATAAAAAAATTCCCACCAGTAATAGTAGTATCTAATACGGTTAAAAGTAATCCAGCTTACAATGGTGGATTTTGTAACTCTATTATATTTTTATATGATTTACTTGACTCAAATAATAATAAATTAACCGTAGGGCTTAAAAAAATTATATGGTCCATAGAAGATTTAGAAACATCATTTAAAATAAAATTAATAAATGATTTTGGCCCAAGAAGAGCTTTTGAAAATGAACCTACTGGTGATTTGTTGGCTTCTTTTATTAAATATTGTGATTTTGCGTCTACAACTGGAGATTTAACTTCAAGAATACAAAGATCTTTAAAAAATTCAGAATCCGAAGCAAAAAGTCAAATATTGAATTGGTTTGCATCGAATGTTAATAATCCAAAATACTCTAATTATATAAATTCTATAATAAATAAACCTTGTTTTAATAATGATTTATCAGATGAATCTATTGTAAATGGAAAATGTTTGCCTAAAGTTAAAAATTTTAGAGATCCATTAGAAGCGAGATTTTCAGCAAACGTCTTAATAGATAATGAAACAGATTGTTTAAAAGTTTTAAATGATTTGGCATCAATTTTTAGAGGTTTAACTTATTATAAAAATAATTTTATAACAGCAACAATTGATGTCGATAAAAAGACTTCTTATATTTTTAACAACACTAATGTAAAAGATGGATTGTTTACTTATTCAAGTGGAAGTTTAGAAGCTTTATATACTGTGGCGAAAGTAATGTATAAAGATAAATTCAGTAATTTTAATGAACAAGTTGAAATAATTGAAGACACTAAAATGATGCGTGATTATGGAATCATAATAAAAGAAATTTTAGGTTTTGGTATTTCTTCTAGAGGTCAAGCTAGAAGAATAGGAACATGGATGTTGGCTACAAATAGATTTGAAAACCAAACAATAACTTTTTCAACAGATTTGCAAGGTTTAAATTTGAAACCAAGTGATGTAATTCAAGTGCAAGATCAATATAAAAATGATTCTTTTTTACAAGGAAGAGTTACTTCTGTTGATTATACATCAAAATTTATAACAGTTGATAGAAAATTAAATTTAAATTTAGCTGGCTGCACAATAAAGTTTATTTTTGATAATATTTCTAAATCAATAGAAGATTTAAATGCTTTATCTTCAGTTTCTTTATCTGATGTAGACTCTTTAAATGCATCTGATGTGGTAGAGTTAAAAATAGATAGAATAGAAAACAATACTAATAAAATTTATTTTGACGAAACTTATAATTACAATTTAATAACAAGAATTTTACCATCAGTGCCTTTTGTAATTATAGATCAAACGACGAATTATAGTAAGAATTTATATAAAGTTGTAACTATTTCAGAAGTTGATAATAATGAATATTCATTTTTTTGTATAAAACATGATCCTTCAAAATATGAAGCTCTAGATCAAAATGCTTTTGAAAATCCAAATTCAAACAGTATAAATAATACTATTGTATTTTCTTCTTATGATAATTTACAGGAGATAGATTTAACGTCATGTGCAAATTATTATACGTTAAATCAAAAATTAACTTACAATACTATTAGGCATTCTAAAATAGACTATTATTTAAATGATGCTTCTTCGATATCTGCTGATCCTAATTTTGCTACTTTGACTATTAATTTTACAACAATATACGCTTATTTAGCATCAAACTCTAAAATAACTGAAATTTTAAACGCTTCTGGAGGTATTATTTGTAAAATCACATTCAAAAATCAATCTATCAAGTTCTTATCTCCAGCTTCATCTTATTCTAATAAAATTATTTTTCTTGGAAACTACTCATTTGGTGGACAAATATCAGCTTTATCTTCGATAAAATTTTATTTATATAACAAAAATTTTCAAATAATAGAAGTGTAACATAATATATGCCTGTAATTACTGGTCAAAATTTAACGGATGATGCGTCTTTTTTAATATCTGATTTGATATTAAGTAACAAAAGCGATTTTACTTCTTTAAATTATTCATTGTCTCCAGAAAGTTTTGGTTTACCTTTCGATTCAAAGTTCGTTTCTGGAAACATTGCTCAAAGCTCTTTAAATTTTTCTTTATCAATTGTTGATCCGTATAATAATAAAACGATAAGTAATTCTAAAGTTTTGTCGGATGTCTTTTCTGGTATTAAAGTTGATTTGTATACTCAAAATAGAGATTACGTAGGTAATCTGGTGCAAAACACTAATAACACTCAAATACAAATAGATTCAAAATCCTTTTCTGATCTTATAGGCGGTTACACTGGTTTTGATAATCTTAATAATTTAAGAACGTTTTTCATTGACTTTTCTACTTATGATTTAAATGGTAGTTCTGATGTTTATTATTTTTTAGCTAATTATCCTAAAGTAAATATAACGGGTTTTGATATAAAAAATTTAAACCCCATTTCAGTAACTCCTTTAGTAGATGATTTCAAATTTTTAAAATCTGTTGGTATTTACGCCGTTCCAAACCCAAGTGTAGTTCCTTTATCTGGAACTTATGATTTTGCAAATAGTGGTATTTTTACTTCTGCTTTCAATTATGAATCTAATAGATATCAACAAACTTTTTCTATATCTCCACCTTCTTATATTGATACTGATTTAAACATAACTTTGCCTTTTAATATTGTTGCGATTCCTAATGATTATTTATACACTGGTGCTTATTTTTTATCTTCAGGGATAAAGTCTTCTTATTACAATACAGATTCTGTACCAGCATCAATTAATAATATTACTGGTTATATAAGTTGTTCGCAGAATATTTTTGATAAAAATTTAGACACACAAGCGATTGTTAAGTGGGATGCTATAAAAACAAATAATTCATTATCTTTTGAAACATATGTTTATGAAGATGGAGTGGATAATGCAAATTATGTATTTGCTTCTAATAACACTAACGTAGAAGCGATAAGTCAGATAAATTATGGCACTGGAGAAAATTTAATCCGTAATAGAGATCAATCAACTTACTATTCTGGAACTGAACCAATTTTTAAAATTTATGGTTCTTCAGGAATTTCTTGGTCTGATCATACTTTGTTTATAGATAATTACTATTCTTTGCCATTGAGTTTGTACAATACTGGTAAAAAATTAAACTATGTAACAGAAGTAAGAATAGCGTCTGGGATTTCTAATTCCTCAGAGTTGTATTTTGTATATTATTATGATTACGATTCAGATGCTTTTAATATAAAACCAAGTGGCGGTCAATGGTCTGGAAGTATTTATACTGGAACGTATACAGGGCAAAGATATACAACTGGTTTTTCTGGTTATAGTGGAAACGCTCCATCTCTTTTAAATTATGAAACAGGAATTCTTTTAGCTAAAAGAATCACTGGAAATTCTAATTTTATTCTTTCTGAATTTGAGCCAAAAGTAAAATTTCCGATAAAACCTAATAAAAATTACGAAATAAAAGTAAGAGCTTCGTATCAAGATGGTAGTTATTCAGATTTTTCAGAAACTTTAATTTTTAATTCTGGACAAATACAGAATGTTGTTACAGGAGTTTTTCCAAATAAATATGTTATTGATGGTCTGGGTGTTAGTGGATATATACCAAAATTCTCTGATTCAGATAGTTTAACAACTGGTACATTATATTATAGTGGCACTAATAATATTGTATTTACTGAATTACCGAACACAACTAATACTACTGGTTTATATTCTTTAGTAGTTGAAAATAATATAATTAAAAGACAAATAGTTGCTGGTACAGGTGGAACTAGTGGAAGCAGTGGTTCTTCAGGAAGTAGCGGAAGCAACGGTTCTTCAGGAACCAGCGGAAGCAGCGGTTCTTCAGGAACCAGCGGAAGCAGCGGTTCTTCTGGAACCAGCGGAAGTAGTGGCGTATCAGGTTCTTCTGGAACCAGCGGAAGCAGTGGCACATCAGGTGATTCTGGAACTAGTGGAACTAGCGGAAGCAGTGGCACATCAGGTGATTCTGGAACCAGCGGAAGCAGTGGTTCTTCTGGAACTAGTGGAAGTAGTGGAACCAGTGGAAGCAGTGGTTCTTCTGGAACTAGTGGAAGTAGTGGAACCAGTGGA